CCACATTAAATAATGCTCCTAGTGGATCTGCCAAGAATGCTTCTGTTTGTACTTCTGTTACTGCATCTGCTAATGTAAATGGCATTGGGGTTTCTCCTGCATCCCCTGCTCTATCTGCGAACTCAACAAATGCTGAAGCAAGTGCTGGGTTATCTTTCATCTGTTCAGCAATCTGTGCAACTTCTGATGCCTTAATACCAAGGTCTCCAGCAATCTCTGCTTTTGCTTCTTGTGTCAAAGACTTAAGAGTTTGGCTAACTGCTGCTACTTGTTCAGGAGAAAGTGTAACTAACTTATTGTCCTTGCTTGTTAGGTTAGCAATAACTCCAGATAGATCTTCTGCTGTTCCTGTACCCTTTTCAGGAATGAGTGCAGAAAGTTCTTCATCCTTTATTTCAGGATTCTTCGTTGGCTCTGGTATTGGTTCTGGCAATGGTTCTGGAGAAGGCTCAACTGTAGGCTCTGTTTCAGGAGCAGGGGTTGGTTGTGGTTCTGGTGTAGGTTCTGGATCCACTGTTGGCTCTGGCTTAGGCTCTTCTGTAGGTGGTGCTTCTGGAGTAGGTTCTGGGCTTGGAGCAGGGGTAGGTGGTGTCTCTGCTGTAGGCTCAGGTGAAGGTGCTGGACTTGGTGCTACTGAAGGCTCTGGAGTAGGCTGTGGCTGTGGCATATTTGCAAGGGCAGTAGCAATAGCAGCATTAATTCTTTGCTTCTCTTCAAAATCCCATTGAGAAATATACTCTTCTTCTGCAGCAGTAATAGCATCATTCATATCCTCAATTGCGTTGTTGTAGTTTTCAATAGCACTATCTTTTGCTGCTAATGTTAAAGCAGTGTTCAGTTGTGCAATTTCATATGTCGTTTCTGCTTGATCTTTTTCGTCTTGTGCTAATTCTAAATCATCTTGTAACTCATTTAGTGTTGCAACCTCTTGGTTATAAACAGATAACTTATCGTTATAAACTGCCAGAGCAGATGTTCTTGCTGCAAGTGCTTCGTTGTAATCATCTATTTGTGACTGAGTTGCACCTGGTCCTGATGAAAATGTTCCAAGATTACAACTAAACCCTACTCCCCATCCACCAGTGTAGTCGCATCCTGCTCCAGTCCAACCTCCAGGTATTGCCCATCCAAGATGATATGATCCTGGGCCTCCACCGTTATACCACCAAATTTCTACATCCAATGTTTTATCTTGGCTTACATCATATACTGGTGAATAGTTGCTCCATCTTACCCCTTGTTCTACCCAGTTGTTGATTGCAAGTTGTCCGTCAATGAACATTCTAAAACCATCATCTGTGTACCCTGCAAAATAGGTTGATGTCCAGTGGTCTGGGACTGTTATCTTTCCAGTAAACTTAACAATAATGTTTTCATATCTACCACATACTGGAAGGTTCATAGAGTTTGAGTTCCAAGTACCAGTACATATAACAGAGCCAGGCACTGCCTGACTGCCATTTCTTAAAAGATTGTACACAGTATATTCTAATCCTGGACCTCCAGCAGCCTGCATATTAGACTGTGTTGTTTGAAGATTAAGGTTGGCTATGGATAAGACTTCTTGGGCATCATCTTTGTTTGTTAAGGCTAAAGCAACTGTGGCTGTTTGTCCATCTACTGAGGACTGGGCTAAGGAAAGGTTTGATATTTTTGTGTTGAGGGTTGATAGGGATTCTGCTTCTGTCTCTACTGCTTCATCATATGACTCTTCTGCTGAGATTTTGTTATCCCTGGCAGTTACGGCATCATCATACTTCCCCTGTGCCACATCAATAAGGGACACCAACTCAGCACTATCATTAAGGTCTGAGACCTTTTCATTAAGGGCTTCTATCCTCTGGGCACCTACTGTTATAGGGTCGTCAGAATGAGCCTCTGTAGGGGCTATTAGGAGCCATCCAAAGGCTAATACTGTGGCTGTTACTATTCTTAATAATTGCTTTATTTGCCTTCCCCCTCGCAGACCTGATGTCTGATAGGATGATTATACCATTTTATTGCACAAAAAAGGGGCTACCACAATTGGCAACCCCTTTAGTGTTGGATTAATTACTTAAGCAAAGCAACCTTTGCCTTTGGATTCTTCTTGTTCCACTGAAGAGCCAACTTATTGAATGCAGCCTTCATTGACTTAAGTGCTGCAGCATTGTCTGCAGTCAACTTAGCAATCTGTGCATCCTTAGCAGCAAGTGCTGCATCTGAAACAACCTTTGCATCTGCTAGTGCCTTTGCTGAAGCAGCCTTTTCTGCTGCAAGTGCAGCATCTGAAGCAACCTTAGCAGCAGCAGCATCCGCTGCAGCCTTGACTACTGCAGCATCTGCAATAGCCTTAGCAGCAAGTGCTGCATCCTTAGCAGCCTTTTCAGCAGCAAGTTCTGATACTAGATCACGAACTGCAATCTCTGCAAAAGGTGCAAGTGTTGGAGCAGTCAAACCAACTACTGCACCTGCAACAGCATCTGTTGATGTTGTTGGAGCAAATGTAATTAGTGAGCGTGTTCCTGTTGTTGGAAGAGTTGCCTTAAAGGTTGCTGTTCCAAAATCTGTTAGTGTAGCACCAGTTGTTACTGTTGCTGTGTCTAGTACTGCTGTTGCAGCAAAGACTGTTGCTGTAATTGACTTACCAGATACCTTGTTACCAAATGCATCTGTTGCAGTTACAACGATATCCTGCTTAGTTCCTGCTGCACCTGCTGTAGGTGCTGAAACTGTTAGGTTATTGATCTTGCCAGCAGTACCCTGTACATAGTATGTAAGAGTTGTTCCACCATTGTTGATTACAACGGTTCCAATTGCTGTTGTCTTTGTGTAGACAAAGAATGTTGCAGTTGTTCCAGTGCCTGTTGCAATTGTCAAAGATGATGATCCTGACGATGCTCCAACTGGTGCTGCTGATGTGTGTAGTGCTGATACGATTGTTGCGTTAGTTGCTACTGCAGAAACTGATGTTCCTGCTGCTACTGTTGCTACAAAGCGTAGTGCATCTGCTGCATCGATTGTGTTGTCTGCTGGTACTGGCAATGTGGCAGGGGTAGCAATTACACCGTTAGTTGTGTTTGCTGTTCCATCTAGCGTTACCGCTACTGTCATTACTGTAGCATTTGCAGGTGCTACTGCGACCATGCCCAAAGTCATGGCTGCAACCACGGCTAGTGCGATTTTCTTGAATGAATTCATTCGTTATTCTCCTTGTTATAGTGTTTTTAGTCTTTCCAAATAGTCTTTTATGTCTTCTATTTGGCTAGGTTTATATTGTATCACATTGCGACTTTCCAAGTCAAATTGCTCCTCTGGAGTCTTTGGCCTGTCTTTAAAAGTATGGACCTCTACTTCAGTGTCTATATTTTTTGGGGTATGTGATATTGCCCCAAATATTGCTCCACACACAGCATCAGCCAAGTCCTTTGACTTTTTTCGTGGGTGGTCAACTCTGTCATTTTTCATAATCTTTAACTGTGTTAGTTCATCAAACAATAAATCAATTGCAGGCATAGCAAGTCTTTCTTCGTATACAAGCATTGCCATATCCTCGTAGTGCTTCTTAGCAACAGAAACAGTATCAGTTTTCATACCAACCTGCTTTAATTCATTTTGAATATCAAATGACTGCCAACGGTCAAAAGAAACCATTCCAATATCAAACCCCAGTCTTCTAAGGTTTTGAATCCACTGCTTCACTTCTGATAGATTTACTGGCCCCTCTACCTTTGGTTCCCACCATGCTACTGCATCTACTACAACTATTGGTGCTACTTGTTCGTAGTTGTTAATAACTTGAATGTTTACCCATTTTTCTACGTGTGCAATCGCTACCGCACACTTATCGTGCTTTTGTGCAAGGTCAGCGTGAACATAATACTTCTTTGTTGGATCTGGTTTAAATGATTCATCAAATCTTTTGAATGTGTCTACTGGGTTTCTTAGCGTCATGCATGCTCTTACCTTGTCTGCCTGCTTAAAGAATGCATCTGAAGCAAAGGTTGGAACACATGCAAACCGCATCATTGCATCGCCTAGGTCAGTCATGAATGCAATCATGAAGTCATCAATCTTTCGTGTAGGATTTACTTCCCATGTAGGTCTCTTTAGTGCAAACACTCCTGGATATTTATATGATGTAATTTGATCTTCATCCCATGAAATTTCAAATGTGTTGTCTGGGCTATCTTCTGGAAGCAATGGATTAATAGTAAATTTGTGTGTTCTTTCTATTACTTCCTTTTCAGCAACAACATCATCGTATCTTTCTGAAATAAAGTCACCTGGATATCTTGGGAAAGAAAGCAGAACAACCTTGCCAAGGTCAGGGAAACGAGAGTCTACTGAGCCACGGAAAGCCTTATAGATGTTGTCAGCAGTCTTTCCTTGTTCGTTTCCTGTTCCAACCTCAGATGCAAAACCAGAAATCTCATCAAGCACTGCAAGAAGAAGGTTCAAACCCTCATGCGATTCACGCTCTGAGTGACCAGAGTAAACAGTAATTGCTTTATCAAACTCAATCGAGTCAGCCTTAGCATAATACTTTCCTGCAAACCAAGGGGATCTTTCGATCTTTGACTTAAAACCTTTAAAGAAAACATTCTTAGCCTGTTGAGCGTTAATAGCAACGTTAATTAGATCAATAGCATCTCCAGAGGGCTTACCAAAATACTTTGCTGGGTCTTTTAAGCATAATAGTTTATATACGATGTATGAGCATGCTACGGTTGATGTGAAGTCTTTTCCAGATCCCTTGCCAAGTTGCAGGATGATTTCGTTCTTTGTGTACTTATTATAATACTGAGTACCTTTTTCTTCACCCATTATGTTAATCAAATCTTCTTTACGATAGATCTGGCTCATTGCCTCTACAATATCGTATTGGATATCAGATAAAGGTGGCTGTCCAAGATATGCTTCACCCTCAACAAATGTTCTTGCGTCTACTGGCATTTCATTAAAATGATCATCCTGTAGTGCTTCAAGAAACTCATTGAACATCGTGGACAACTGTAATCACCTCATTGTCTTTTGCAAATGCAGAAAGTCTACGCATTATCTCATCACGAATCTGTGGATACTCTGATGCAATATCTTTTAATATTGACACAAGAATCTCTTGACGTTTTTCAATTTCCATCATCTCTTCAGCAAGTTCTTTGTTCTCAAGCAGACCAGCCTTCTGAAGCATATCAATACGCTTAGATTCAATATCCATTACAAGTTTAATAGCAGCAGTCTTTGCACTAAGATTGTTTGTCATTGATGCTTCATCAATAACTTCGTATGTACGAGATACTAACTTGCTGTAGTGTGTGTCTGCAGCAGCAAGTGCTTCTTTAGCACGAGCACGTATAGCATCATTAGCAGATGCCATAACCTTCCACTCATTTATAAGTGTTACAACCTTTTGTCGTGGAATTGATAATTGCTTTGAGATAACTGTTGGGTCATTACCTTTAAGATACTCTTCTACAACTTGATTGACCTGGTCAAGATGCTTAACTAGATCATCTTCCGTTGACATACTTACCCTCTAATCTATTTATCTCATCTTTAATGTAAAAAATTGCTTTCTCAAGATCCTGAATAGTTTTTGATTCGTCCTTGATTCCTGCTCTCCATAAATACTTAAATGCGTTTCCTATATTAAAGTTGCGATGTCTTGTAATCTGAATACACTCTACTCCAGAAGGATCTGTTGTGTAGTGTGTTGGATGGTTAACTTGATCAACTGTTATATTTAAATTCTCACTCATCGTCATCCTCCATCTCAAAAGTATCTGGCATCCCCTTTAAAGTTAAAGTTGCATACGAGATACCCACTGCTGCTACCAGTGATACTACAAATAAAATATATTTAATCTTTTTCATCGTTTTGACTTCCTTAATCCAAATTTAGCAAGGTAAACATAGACTGTCTCTAGAGAACATCCACATTCCTTTGCAATCTCTTCTGGTGTTTTTTTATCCATAAGATAACGCTTACGCATAAAGGTTTCACTTGTATATAGTTTAGCAGCCATGATATTATTTGTCAACTCCTGGTACCTTCCAGTCAAGGTCTTCTCTTTTTACTGGCTCTTGATCTTTGATACCCATCATATGCTGATAGCCATCAATCTTGTCATATTCTGGATTATATCTTGTCATCCCTAAAGGAATACCGCTTCTTCTGCAATATTCTTGTGTAACTGATAAAGGAATGTCCCCATATATTCCTTGCAATCTTCCAGAAAAAAGCAAATTAAGTTTTAGCATTGCCTTCCTTGAATGCTCCCAATGATCCTTTTTCTTATCATCTGCCCACGGTCTTGCAGTATTATATCTGCTCAACTTTTCTCCTGGGTACTGCCTTGAAAGATGGTGATATGAAAAAATTTTTGATGTTGCAAACATTCTCCATCCTCTACCCCAAGACTGTAGGGATACATATGGCTCTTCTCCATTAAAGTTCATTTCTGGATCTAGAGGAACTTCATCGATATAAGATTTTTCTGCAAAGCACCATGTAAAATGTACCCAGTAGTTTTCATGAACATCATCATCTTCAGGAGGAATGCTTCCAACAGGAAACCAGTAACCTGGAATAAAATCTGTAACCTGCTGCAATCTTGGATCCCATCCAGTTATGGAAGGATGATATAAATTTGTCTTTACTTTATCTTTAAATCTAATAGACCAGTCATCGTTATACTCAAAGTCTGGAGGACAAAGAGTTAGGACGGCTTTACCAGTCTCAGATTTTGCTTTTGCTTTTGCATACTCTTCTAAACATGTCACATCCCAGTCTTGCTCAAACCTAGTGTGTCCACAAATAAAAAGAACATAGTCATATTCAAATGGCAAATCTTTTGTTGTTAAATCTCTTGCCCAAAGAATTCCTCTATACTCAGAAAGATCAAATTTTCTATAAAGAATCTGCTCTTCTGGAACAAAACTTAAATCTGAATAAAATTCTGGAAAGTGCTCTTCTACTATAGAAAAGACCAAGTCCCCTTTATTTTTTGCCTTGTTGTAACAGTCTAAAACTGTTCCTGTAAGATCTCCTTCTTTGTATGAGATTATTGATATTAGTATTTTCATATAGCCTTCTCCCAGTTTTTAATTGCCCAATGACCTATACCACATGCATCCGCAACATCGTTGTCTGTAATAGTTCTGTCATAGATTGTATTGATAAATCTAATTGTTCTTTCTTTCCTTAAGTTTCTCTCATAGGTCTTGTACCATGACTCTGACTTCCCTGGATTTTGTGACCTTATATACAACTGCTCATCTTTTGATATTTTTTTATTTCCAATATAATTCTGCCAAGTTATGGGAGATACTTTACCTATAACCTTTGTTCCAGACTGACCTGCTGATCCAAGAATTGCTCCTTGAACTAGTGCAAGATCTGCAGCAGTCTTTGGACTATTCATAAAGACGGTATGCTCAATGACTATTGCTTCAAACCCACCGTATATATCAAAAAATGCTTTTACCTTTTTACCAGCATCCATAACCTTTTCATAAACATCTTTTCCTTCAAAATTAATCTTTCCTACAGATTCAAGATCTTCCCCAGCAAATAAAGCAAAAGCAAGACTATTTGTACTTGCATCAATAGAACATATCTTGTGTGGCTTTAGTTCTAGGCCCCACTTATTTTTTACCATTTGTTTTGTCCTTAATCTTCTTC